TGTAAGTATCAGCGAAATCAAAGCCCGTCTCTACGGTTTTAAAGTTATATGTTTCACCAAAGGCTGCGGATACAATGGTAACGCCGGTATCCGCTGGCGTTAAAACTTCTTTTACTTTATTATTTGCATCACAAGATTCTGTCCCGGCTGAAGTAAAGTAATCACCCACCTCCAAACCCGTGCCATAGTGGTCTTCCTCTGTCGCCGTGATTATGTACAGTTTATATTGCGTGAGCGTTCCGCTATTAATTTCCGCGCTGTAAGTTTCCTCTGTTCCCGCCTCTTTTATGTAGCCGATAAGTTTTTTTCCAGTGGAATCAATTAAAATAATTCTGTAATCAATATATCCTGCCAGTATATCGCCGAAATCCAGAAAAGCGTTTCCATCCACCGCCGAAATTTTAATATTTGATATTTCTCCTTCAATGAAGTTTTTAACATCGAAATAATCTCCGTTGCCTGAGAGGCCGTAATCATATCTTAATCTTAAACCGCCATAATCTTCATCATAACGTAAGCCGCCGGAAATTCCATCCCACGAAACATCAGGCAGGCTAAGCGTTTCCACGACATTCAATCCTTCCAGCGCCGCGATGTCGCTAACCACTACGGAAGCGTTACGGCTTTTGTTGCCCTTGTAATCCACAGCCTTGATCAGATACGATCCCACCATCGCGGGGACTGTAATAGACGTTGCCGGTTTTCCCACTTTATTAATTAAGGGTGTCGCGCTTCCCCACGTCGCACCCGCAGTAAGGCTGGAATATCTGATTTCGCAATGAGAGTAATCTATATCCGGCACTGCATCCCACGCCAGAAAAGCGTTACTGCCAATTATATTACAGGTAAAGTTTTCCACGTCCGGCGGTTCTTCCGCCTGACCCGTTACGGTCTCAATGTGGGGCTCTGACCAATCAGAGAACGCGCCATAAACAGACACCGCGCGGATTTTAATTCTGTAAGTTTCGCCATCTTGAATACCAGAAATATAAGCAAATCTATTCCCGCCCTCAATCGTCAGCCATTTCCATTTTGTCTCCAGTGTTTCCAGTTTGTAAATCAGCTGGTAATGGTCAATCGGGATTAATGTTTCGGAAACGGAAAAATTAACAAGGATTCTTGTTTTAATTACACCATTCACAATTTCCAGCGCGTTTGTTCCCGACTCCACGCTAATAATTGTTGGCACGGAAGGTTTGATTTTTGTTATGTCCACGGGGCGCGTGATGTTTGGATCATACTCAGGAATACCGCCAGCGCGTAGTTGATAAATTTCAGGCGCAACATCAACAAGCGTCAGTTTCGCCGTAAAATCTTCGCTTCTTTCAATTCCCTTAACGATACATTCTGTTGTTTCCTTACCGGTTTCGCCGAACATCGCGAGGTCGCCAACTGATGGCGCAACGGCAATGGGTATGCCGGTTTCCAATGTAAAAGTAAGAGTATTAGTAATGCCACCGCTGTTATCTACTGCGTAGCATACAGAAGTGTTGTTCTCGTCGGCCAATCTGAAACGGCAGGAATAATCTTTGCCCGATTCAAAGGTTACGTTTTCATCGAGTGTAACGCTTGTTACATGAGTTTCTTCTGTGTTGAGAGTTATCTCTTTTACCCTTGCGGAGCCACTACCCCACAACGGAACATCATGCGTAACAAAAACATGGGAGCCGCGCCGCGCCACTAGGTGTTCAAAATCCATAAATAGGGTAAACGTTTCCGGCCTTAACTTCGCTTGACCGATATGATACCTTCCCAATTTCCAAACCAAACTAGGCTTTGTGATTCCATTGAATTTCAGAGATTCAAACAAAGTAGCGTTGCTTGCATTGTAGCCATCATCATACACAAAGCGTTCATCGGTTAGGTAATTGTTTTCTTCATTAACAAATTGAATCCTGAAAGCGTGAGGCTTATTGTAGAAAATTTTCGAAGACGAAAACCCCCACGAGTTCCGAGGCGTGATATGCTGAACCACAGGTGAATCTTCAGCATCCCAAATCACACTATGCGCCCCGTCAAATGATGGGGAAGCACAGGCGCTTGCCGCAATATCAATCAATGTATCGGTAACGGAAGCCGTGAAGTCGCGAATCATATTAAATTCAAATCCTTCGCTTGCACAAAAATCGTAAAACTCGCCGTACCTATCCTCGTCAATTTTTTCTGATGTTACTTTTTTAACATTCGCTGGATGTTGTAAAACCAGACGCATTAACGCCGCCGGATTATTTGAGGTCGTTTCCACTTCATCTATTGCCGTTGTGTCCCACGCCTCACCGTCCCATGTTTGCGCGTAAGAAGAAATTTCTCCATTAAGCTCGTCTATCACCCCATTTAATTGATTAGTCGCTCGTATCCGCAAGCAGGTCATCGCTAATGGCTGAGGAAACGTAATAGGGTCTCCCTTCACCAGACCCCTTAAAACATACCAATAAGAATTTGTGACAATTCTTGTATCATCATAATCGTTTGTGATTCGTGTCATTCGCACTTCGTAGTTTTTTGCGCTGTCAACTTTCCATCTGTGGCCGCGCCTTACTGTAGTCGTTGAATTATCAGTTACGTTGAAGGGGTCATCAAGATAAGTAATGCTACCCGAAGCCACTACAAGGCTGTATGTTTGTGGCACTCCGATTACAATATCCGCTTTTACGCTGACCGTAAACCCGCTTACACCTTCAACTATCAGGTTTTCGTATTCCCAATGGGGCGCCGTCTCTTTGTCGGAAACATATTTAATTGTTGCAATCCTGTAATATCCCGAAAGGGTCGATGTGCCTTGATATAACTGGAATACTCCCCCTGTATTTACATACAGGGAATAAGTTGTGTTGGGATGAGATTGAACAGTAATCAATGACCACGTTACACCCGCGTAACGATGTTTAAGATTTTTTTTGACTGTTGTCCATTCATCTGTCCCCACTTCGCGGTACTCCAATCGTAATCGGCAATTTACTTCACCGTGCCCGCCCTCATTATTAAAAACACAAAGACCAGCCGGAAACATCACATCAACACTTAATTCATCCACAGATTTCGGCGCGGTTCGCGTCACCGCTCCGTCCGCTTTTTTTAGTTCAATATTGATAAAGCTCTGCGACACCGAATTGGGAAATAGAGTTAAATCCGCGTCATCGCTGCGCCCCTCCACAGTTTCAATTTCCACATCTTCAAATTCACCGTCTAACGTAGTTCCGTCGCTTGACAATAACGTATCGCCAATTTTAATATTTCTAATTTTTAGTGGGCCGTACCCCCAAACAAAAACCATTCTTATATATTCGTCGTCGCCAACAATTTCTGTATATGGTTTTGCGCCTAAAGGCGGATAAAATTTATGGGTTCCCAAAATTACGGGTATTGTGCCAAACGGGATAAGTCTGTTAGATGCTCCTTGTATTGAATAAGTCGGGCTATCTTCGGGCGACTCCGAACTTAAACCGGCAACGGAAATTGGGAAAAGCGCGTTAATAAGCATAGTCCCCGCCGTCATTGTTACCGCGCCCCATGCCGCGCCATACAGACTTGCAGCCGTGCCTTTCGATATACCCAACGCGCCCGCGCTTAGATAGCCGCCCGCGCCGGCGAAATACCACGTCGCCGCGATAGCTACTACCATCACAACGATACTCAATATTGTCCGTAAGGGATTTTTCCCGCCCTCACTTGACCCATGAACAGGAATATAAACCAATACATGATCTTTATGCCCTGGAATAATATTCCAGCGGTCTTTGTTAATCAGCTCGCCGTTAATCTCTACAATAAAATCATCATTGCGATATAGGGTCGGAACGCCGCCCTGCTCATAAATATAATCAACAATATTCCTGATGCTCATTCCCTGCGGAACTGCGCACACACGCGGCGAACGGAAAGGACTAGGCGAAACTATGATTTTTGTATCTTCTAAATTCGGCAACTCGTTGCCTCCATGTGATAGAATTGTAATTCTCAATACACGAGTTTATTCCCGTCATAACGTGAATCATTTTTTTATTTCCAATTATTACTCCGCAATGCCAAACATATTCAGAAAACCTTAAAAGAATAACATCAAACACAATAGGCTTTTCCACCCTCTCCCATTTTTCCCGTTCGTCCTCCATAACCCGTGCTACATTTTTTAAGCAGGAAAAACTTTGGTTTATAAAAACCCCATTAAATAAATTAAGTTCAATACCTAATTGCTCGTGATAGATAAGAGCAACTAACCCGTAACAATCCGCGCCGCTTCTGTCTCTGCCGTCGCACTTAAACGGTATACCTACATAATTATTCCACCACATTATTCCACCACATCAAATAAACATTCCCTTGAAATAAGCAGGAGAAAAAGTTCCCGCCGGAAACGGCTCCTTCTGAAAAATATCCATTCTAACTTTTCCTGAAATTATGAACGCATCGTATGAAACTTCAGTAAGCGAAAATTCCGGCCATGACGCTTCCACCACGTCGGGCGTGTTATCCATAACAAGTTCTACCGTTACAGTCGCGGGTGTAAAAATAGTTCTGATTGTTTCCGTGTAGGCCCTATGAATATTATCCACTTCTAAAACCAGTTCCCCAAAGCCGCTTTCATCAACGCTCGGCAAACCAATACGAATCGGGAAGTGAATATAAGTTTCCCCTCTGGAGATAGTTCCATAAACCTTTTCTATTGCTGTAGTGAGTTCCGTCAATTCCTGCGTGGGGTCGGTAGATAGTCTAATTGGTTCAGTTAAATCTTCATGATCTATCGTTACCAGCAGGATTAATACCCTGCCGGTCTCCTGCGCGTATGCCGTCTGCCTAAAGTTTAAACTTACATCTAATGTCATTAAGGTAAAATCTCCAAACCTAGCGATACTTTCCAATCATTGCCAAATGGTGTCCATGATGGAATGTCCGTGAATCGCATTTCAACAGAAATATCTTCGTCAACAATTTCAGGGTCAAGCCAGTTAAATCTCAGTGAACCGCCCAAAATAGTATCTTCAAAAAAAGTCTTGAAATCGTCAAGCTCATCATGAGTAAAAATAATAGTTCCTTTAATCGGCCTGACTCCGCAAGTAGTTCGTCTGCGAATCTTCGCCGGGCCAACTTCCATAGCAGTCTTAACGGTTAAGTTAGGCATTGAACTTCCATAACCGTCAACTGTCATTCTTTGTGGTAATGTACTAGGCCAATCTGCCATATTATCTCCTTATCAAGCGTTCTTTCGCGCTGAAATTAGAACGCAATACTTTATTAGAAGATGAGCCGAATTGTCCCATTTTCTTTGCAACAACTTGGTCAATCATAACGTCAAGCTGCAGACCGCCGTTGACTTCTTGCATATCTGTTGAGATTTCAGCACCGGCATTATTTATTATATTAATTGTCGGAGCTACACTTCCACCTTTAGGCGTAACCGTTTCGCCTCTTTGCAAAATAGCCGGATACTCGTCTGGAGCTAAACCTTTATGTAATCTAGGCGCACCGGCGAATAAGGCAGGATTAACAAATCTTGTCTGCGGATTATCATAGCCAACTAATCCGCCCTTATGCCACAAGCCAACTCCGGCAGGTATTGACGTTGAACCACCACCACCGCCCGCGAACAGTCCGCCAATCCATCCGCTGATGCCCTTACTTAGCGGCTCAAAAATTTGTTGATAAAGAATCATCTTCATCATGTCGGAAATCATGGATTGAATCATGTCGGAAAATGAAGCCTTACCAGTAAGGCAAAAATCAACAAGAGCCTCAGCACTGTCTTTACCCCACCCTTCAATCGCCTGTTTAAGTTCCTCAAATCCATCTTTTGTTTTTTCTGTGGCCTTGTTCATTTCATCAAGTGCCTGTTTAGAAGCTCTGCCGTAAGTGTCTTGGTCAATGGCTCCAGCTTTTAACAGCTCGTTTAATTTCTCCATTGTTATAATAT